CAATTTCCAGCCTGTGGCTGCTTTTCTCTTCGGAGAATTGATCTACCTGTGGTAGTGACATCTGGCAAAGACCGACTGAATCCCGACAGTATTTGGGCAGAGATAAGAGAATCACTAAGGAGGTGTTTAGTGATAGCGAAGCCAACCGCTGAGGATTTTGTTGATCTTCGACGTGAGCTTCTAGAGTCTGGCTTGGAATTCAAGTGTAATCAGCGCTTGAAATCCCGTGCCAGTGCTACTCTGAGGTACCTTAGTACCCCAGGCCCACTCCTAAGTGAGCCCGAAGTGCTTGAGAGCATTAGGGACCTTGGGTATGAGCTAAACCCAGAGCGTGACAATAAGAGTAGGTATGACGTTTCCGGCGTCTATCACTCTCTTGCGCGGTATGGCAAGAAAGTGGAGCTTACTCGGGCAGACCTCAGTGTTCTTGAGGATGCAATGGCCCTGACGTTTCGGGCGTTCGCTTCAAGTGGTCATCGTCTTGAAGCCTTACCACTAGATGACGGACTGACCTCTGTCGTCAAAATGGATAAGTCTGCTGGGCTACCTGAGTTGTGTAAGAAGGGTGATTCCTTTCTACGCGACTTGGAGCGTGCACGGAAGATTCTGGCTGGGAAGAAGTTGCCGGATCCATGTGTTGCCTTCCACCGTGTTCAACATGGTGAAAAGGGTCCCAAGACTCGGTTGGTTTGGGGTTTTCCTCAGGCCATGACTTTGATTGAGTCGCGTTTTGCTGCGCCTCTCATTCAGCATTATTTGGAGATCTCGACACCGATGTGTCTTGGCCTTCGAAGGATGCAACTTGCGGCGAGGATGCTTAGGGCGACGAATGCTGGTGTGCAGTACGGACTCGATTTTTCGGGATACGATTCATCAGTGTCGCGTGAGCTCATTAAGTTTGCGTTTCGTGTTTTGAAAACGCATTTTGAGCTCAATGATGAAGAGGAAGAGGCATGGTCTCGTATCATGAATTACTTCATCTTCACCCCAATCATGATGCCTGACAGATCCGTATGGATCAAGGACCATGGAGTTCCAAGTGGGAGCTTCTTCACACAGATGATTGATAGTATCGTCAATCTTCTTGCTGTGAATTATGCTTTCCTTCGTACCGGTGGCCGTGCCCCCGCCGAAGGTGAAGTGTTGGTTCTTGGTGATGACGCCCTCGTTGGTTATCACGAGGAAATTCGTCTCACAGATCTGGGGAAGTATTTCCAGGAGCTTGGTCTTACTCTTAATTCAGAGAAGACAAAAGTGACCTTCTTTTCCCGAGAGGGTCCGGCCTTTCTTGGCCATACCTGGATTGCTGGGGTTGCAACTCGGCCAGAGAGTGAGTTGCTTCAGAGGATGGCATTTCCGGAGAAGCCCAGTCAGATGAAAG